AAGTCCATTTGGAGTAGATACAATTACAAGTTTTGTAGTTGTACCAGCTGAAATTGTTGGATATGTTGATGCATAAAATTCTTCTGCAATATGTGAAGGTAAGAAGGCATATTCGTCTAAAAGAAGAAAGTTAAATGAACCACCGCGGATTGCAGCAGATGATGTTGCATCACACATTACTCTAGATCCGTTTTCTAGCTTCATCGATGTCTTATTCCATTCTACGACACCTTGTTGCAAAAACTGCGGTAAGTTTTCATATGCTAATTGTAGTTTAGAATATAATTCATCTTTTGCTGTTTTCAATCTGTTAGCCAAAATTGCAACGCTAACGCTTTGATTAAATGTTATGTAATGACAAATATATCCAATTACCGAAGTAGATTTACCAGATTGACGAGGCCATTTTGAAATAACAAAACGGTTTTTGTGAATTGAATCAACAAATTTTTGTTGATAATCATATAACTGTAAAGGCATAATACCTTTATCAAGAGTTTTTACTTTTACATACTTACTACAAAAATATACAGGATCATTAGCACACTTGATATATTCTTCAAGCTGCTCTTTTGAATATTGTATATCTACACCCGGTGGTTTTAATTTTGAGTTATTTCTATACCCAAAATTACTGCTGTTTTGCGCCTTCATGTACAACCTCCACATCAATTACTTTTTCAGTACTTCGCTCTTTATTTAATAGATTTTGTAAATCTTTTGTTGATCCAACAAATAATGAATTATTAGTTTGAGTTAATTTAGTGGCACTGGCAGAGGTAATATCTTTGGCACTTTTATGCACAGAAAGAACATTGTTATTTAAATCTGCCATAGTTTTTAGCATTATAGCAACTACTTCAAATGCACGAGGACTATCTGATTCAGTTGCTACCTTTAATGCACTTTCCAAAGCAATGTTACCGTTTTGAATTAAATCTTTGAGATTATTTTGAACCATCTCATAGTCTTTACCAAAATTATTAGAATTAAAAGTTCCACCAGTTAAATTCTTAGAAGACTCTGGTCTAGAGGGTTCAACATCAAATAATTTTGCTAAATTTTTATTTAAAGCCATTGTATTAATCTATTTCTATAATTGGATTTATATTGGTAATTGTAGTAAAACTCTGTACTTCACCAAAGATCCATGATTTGGCTACAAATTGGAATGAAGCAATATTTAAACGACGAGAAGAAAAATCACCTTCATATTTTTCAGTTATACTATTACTCTGCATAATAATAGGAATATCAAGATTTGTTTGCACATCATTCATCTCTAATTTAATAGTATGATCTGGAACAAAATATGGCATTATTTGTTCAATAATTTGAAGTAAATCATCTGTGTGTCGGGTATATGCGTATAAATTAAATACAATATTTACAGGAATCTGGCTTTTAATTTTATTTCCATTGGCCTGACATACCCCGTTAACGCTTTGATTTGTATTAAGAGCATATCTACCCAATCTTCTGGATGGATCTGGTGACACACTAGACATCATAAAACTTATAATAGGCACTTGTATTTCAATACGAGTACCTTCGGTGATTGATGATGGTTGCAATAACCGTTGAATAAATTTTTCTTGAGGCGCGTAATGTACTGGAACGCGAATTAAAAATGGATTACCGGTATCTGGATCTTTATGTTGTATTTCAATATTACTAAACAAAGAACCAAATCCAACAACCACTTTTCTTAAATTTTCATTATAAAAGTTTCCAAACATTTAAGCTCCTTTATTAACAACTAACATCCGAGTTACATTCATCAAACGGATTATTGGGATCAAATCCATAACTTATTCCTTCTTGCTGAAGAATGTCATTAACTCCCATAGTTGTACCCAGTATATTATTTAAAGGAATTACAGTAGAGCCAGAAAGACCTCTTGTTGTTGTATAGGGTGAATTGATTGCAGTGTTTGGTGTATCGATCTTTTCGTAGCTATAAGTAAACAACTCTGCAGTTATTTGATATGAATATAACTTACCTAATGGATATAAAGGATTTTCATGTTCTACAAAATTAATTTCAAACAACGATTTGGATAATGGAAAATATATCAGATCACCTTCTCTGGGTCTTATAATTGTAGCATCGTATGTTGTTACTTCTTCTTTAAATCTTTTACGCGCAAGTAATAAAGATATTTTATCACGAATTTCTAATCCAAATTGACTTATTATATCAGTACCATCAAATCCTTTATAAGATTGAATATACATTTCGATAGTATAAATTTTTTCAAAAGAAGAAGCTGGATCTTCACCAAAAATTTTATCTATGCTAAAATATTTTCTAGGTACATAATAACAATCCTGACCCATGGCTTGTATCAATTCAACGGTAAAACTTTCAACCAATGATTGTTCTGGGCTAAAACTTGTAAGATTAAGGTATCTATTTGTTGCCATTTTAACCGATCATAGGCTCTATTGGTAGTTCGTGTGTTTTTAGTAAGGTGGCTTCGATAACATCTAATTCTTTTTGAGCATCTTGCATTATTGCAGCCGAATTTATAGAAGCTCCACCGGGAAGTGGTATACCAGCAAATTTCATTAAATTTTGAGCCCATTGTTTCTTTAATAGTGCTGCATAATGTCTTTGAAAAATACGATCACTCCACACTGTGGGATGGTAATCAGGATTAACCTTTACATAAGCTTCAACCATTAAATATGAGCCGGGTGGAATTAAACTGGCTTGAGTTTCTAAAAATAATCTTTGAGTAGTATTTGTATACGTAAATGAATACGGATAGTTAAATACATCATTTATTAATTGAAGATAGCTCATAGATTCCATATAAGTTGCCATTGGGCCTTGAGCTAAACCACCTTGATTAAAATATAAACCAAAGAAGTCAAATAAAGTCATCTGATACCGCAAATCAAACATATAATCACCAACAAGGTTACCCGGAGCATACACTTTGTTTATAGTACGTATATCACTGGCCATTGGCCAAAACCCCGTAGCTCCTGTCTCAGACGATATAACGTCTTGTGCACCCAACCCATAACCAAATTGTGATACATCAAAATACTTCTTTGCAACATTTTCTGCAGTTACCGGAACAACAAATTGTGCTCGTTCATTAAAATTGTAATGGCGTTCATACAAATACTCAAGAGATTCGTCTAACCGATCATGTGCCTGTTCTGCATCAACATTTATTTGAATTACAGGAGCACCGAGTTTTCTATATGTAAAATCAATAAAATCTTGACGGGTAGTTATGGCCATAGAAATATTTATGAATTCTCAATAATTTTATTAACTTGAGAAATCAATTTTTCTTTTTCTTCGCTCGATCCTATTGTTACTTGAATAAGTTCTAATTCTTTTGGATCAAATGCTTCAATCATCTCTTTTCGCAATTTAACTTCTATTGGTTTAAAATTTGGGTCATAATTGCTAAATCCAGGCATTTGCATTGGACAATTTAATACTGGATAATCTAATTTTGAATAGTCTGTACTTTCTGCCATTAACCATGTGTGTGGTTTATCACCACATCCACACCCTCCACAATAATGTTTTGTAGAATCTACAGCACTTTGTTTTAAAAATGGACAGGTGGTAGTTAAAGTACCTCCACCAAAACAAGAAAGAATTCTTAATTGTTTAGTTGGAATATCTGTCTTAGTATTTGACAAGCCACGTGAAGCTAAAGACGCAGCAAACATAATCATTTTAGTAAACATAAATTTTAAATAGTCGAATAATTGATTGACATTCCAGCAGGAACTATATATTTTTCAATAAATGATTTATACGAAATAAATTTTGATTCTTGTGAGGTGCTTATTTTAATTTCTATAGTGGTATACGCACCGGTATCTATAAAAACGCTATCCCAAGGTATTCCCAATAAAGAACATATTGCGTATTTTATTGCGGCAGGTGTACCTTTACAATTAAAATAATTTGTATCGGCTTTAATTAAAAAAGTTCTTAAATTTTGAATAATACTTTGAAACTCTGTTGTACTAAAATCAGCACCAGGAAAATAAAAATCAGCCAATGCTTCTAGAAATACATCATTTGTAAAAAGTGGAACTCGTAGTGTTTCCCAATTTAACTGGGCACCATAACCATATTCTTGACTCAACAACCATCTTAAATAATTTTTTACAAAAGGAATAATCGTTACATTATTTGGATTATCAGAATATTCTTTTAGTATCCATTGTGGAAATAATGATTCTACTGTGAGCTTATCACCCAACCAAGGTTTATCTAAATTGATATAATAATCACTACCTGCTGCAGTAGAAGCAGTTTCTGACAATAAATTCATTTTAGTGTCGAGAGATAAAGCTAAATTGTTTAATAGTAATATCATTGTGTATATACTAAACGTATTCCAGCAAGTTTTCTAGCATTTAGATAAGTCATTAATGCTGTTTGATTTGATGCAGATAAGTTCTCAACATATACATTTACTGTGCCAGGTACGCAACAATCATTAACAACAGTAATATAATCTTCACTTTCAGTGCCACTTATACCCGATCCTAAAATTGCATTAATATAATCTGATATGGTTACACAACGATCTTGACCAGTTGCTTGAAAAAGTAAACTGTATCTTGCACGATCAACACCAATTAAATTATAGCCCCCTGTTGGCAAATCATTTGTATTAAATTGTGCATCAGATCTGGATGTAATGCTTGCATTATTTGAATCAGTTCCATTTGTTAAAACAGCTTTAATTAAAACAGTACTTGATGACGTTAATGTTTTAGCACTTGGAAAATTATTTGTAACAATATAACCCTGAGGTCCATTTATTACTGTAAATGTATTTTGGTTTCCTGTTGATGCTGTTGAAGATTTATCAACCCGAGTCCATTTATTAACTACACCAGAATTGGTTGTGCTTTCATAAAATGTAATTGTCCGGGGATCCACCGTATATGGAAGTTGACATGATTGAGTATCATAGTCATAATTTGTATAACTAACAACCTGTGTTCCCGAATAAAGAGTAGTGGTTTTTGCAGTTCCAGCAGGAACAGAATTTATATTGAAAAAATATGCAATAGCTCCAGAACTTGTTGTAGCTTGAAATGTAGTATAATCCTGTAATGTTGCACCAACAGCTGTAATAGTTCTTGTAGTGCTTGCTCCTTGAACTGGAGCTATAAGAACAGAATTATTAGCTGCAATACCCAGTAAACTATTTAATAAGGTGGTTGTGGTAGCAAAAGAATTAACATAACCAAACTGTGCATATACACCATTATATGCTGTTACAGTGGATAGCAAATTAATTAATAAATTTGCTGTGCTTGCATTGTTTGCAAAATCTATATCAGCCAATTCAGGTTGTTTTGATAAAAAAGAAATTAATGATGTTTTAATATCATCAAAATCCAAAGAAGCGACTGATAAATTTTTAAGTTGGTAGGTCATTATAGATTAACCTCTACAAAGGTAGTAGCATCTGTTTGGGTTGATATTCCATCTGTTATTGAATATGTTACTGTAAATTGAAAGCTATCTTGAGAAGCATATGTTGTATAAACAGATATATTATACAATTTTGGAATAGCAGCTTGAATAGATCCAGCTAAAGATGCTTGTAGGGCTGGAAGATTTGCTTGACCATTAAAAATATAATCAAAATAATTAGATCCAAGATTCATACTTGAT